AAGGCATTAGCTGTGCATATAAAGGTGAGAAAATCTGCCGGTTTAGCTTATTGATTTTGTCGAATTCATCCTCAGAAATCAGACCCATTTTCAGCATTTTTCGCAGTATATTTTCTGCTCTCCAGTAGTCTAATTCACTCTGGAACTCGTCAGGTGTTAAGGGTCTGCGTTTTGAAACGGCATTAGTATTTGATCCGTCTGTAATTTTTGTGACTTGCATATAGGTTGACCTCCTCTTCCGCAGGAAACCATCCTGCACCTATATGCAAAAAACCGAGATAATTCGAACCCCATTTTCAAACATAAAAAAATAGCCTGAAGAGCTTTGACACTCCTCAGGCCACGTTTCAAAATCAATCGTATTTTATGTAGGCGTCAGTAAATCCNGCTTTTTTTGCTTTCGCAAGCTGTTCTTCTGCATTTGACTTGACGGAATATGCTCCAATTTGAACACGATAATAATGAGTTGNNCTATTNGTTTCCACTTTTGCTGTCTTATAAGCAATGCCAAAATATTTCAACACGCCCTTAGCAAGAGCTATTCCTATTGCTTCTATATTACTGACTATCCANGCGGCATCTTCNGCGTTGTCGTGGAANGCTATCTCCACCAACGCTGCCGGTGCATTCGTATTCCGAAGCTCATATAGGCTTGGATTAAACTTTACTCCTCGATCCGATGTTGGTGTGAGCGGTTCAATTTCTGAATAGATTGCCTTAGCCGCCTTTTCACCATNTCCNCCTGCAGCATAAGCAAAGACCTCACCGCCCCTTCCTCCTCCAGCNTTACTATGAATGGCAAAATGCAGATCTGGTTTAACTCNATTGCTGTCNTTCACCACCTGACCCAAGCTCCACTCTGGCCTGTTCCTATAAACATCCACACCATGATTCTGAAGCACTTTTTGTGTNANGTCAGCTATTTCATTCATTCTTGTTTCCTCAACTCCATAGCTTCCATAGCCCTGGTTATGTTCTTGAGTTGATGGACTTAAATATATTGATTTCCCCATTATGCTTTTTCCTCCTTATTCAGCTGTTCTAAAACTGTCTTGAGTTTCNNNGGAATCGGNAGCCCNATTTTNGCNGTATTTTCTAATATGCTGATTCCTTCATTAGANAAATAGAAGAAGATTACCGCAGTGCGAATGGCACTACCGGTCCTTATAAGCTCTGCATCAATAATGTGTGCTACCGCAACCAAAGAGAAAATCAGCACCTTCTTGAAAATTCCTCTNAAGCCGACCTCACTGGATAGCTTCTTTTCTAAGACTGCCACCATGATNCCGGTCAAATAATCGATAACAATGAACGCTATCAATGCGTAGAGAAACCCGTCAAGGCCTCCTAAGAAATAACCAATATACCCGCCAAGAGCTGCAATGGCAATTTGAATCGTGTTAATAATGTCTTTCATTCATTAATCCTCCCTACAAAAAAAGAGCCCAATGGCTCATTCTCCTCAACTAAAATATTTTATTTTTCTTTATCCTTACGGAATTGACACTGCGTAAACCTGCACTCCATCGTAACCTACGTCTCCACTACCGTCTTTTCTATATGTTATTTTCAATGTATGAGATCCAGCCGTCAGCGTTTTCTGTATATACCTTGATACAATGGAGCCTCCGAGCTTGCCCGATATATCCACATCATCGATATACACATATGCCCAGTCGTAATTTGAACTTTCTGTCTCACACCCAACCCATATTCCGAAATCTCCTGCTCCACTCGTAAATGTCCAAGTCAGCTGCTTTGTTGTATTTGCCGCTCCCTTTATTCGCAGCGCAGTGTTGAAATCTGTTGATACTGTAACCGCTACAATGCTCTTAGTCGCATCACCAAACAGTAGATTATACAATGCCTCCGGCTTATACACGTTAGCCCAGGGGTAATTTGAGCCCACCAATGAGACTCTGTACCATTTACCTGTTGGGCCATAGTACGTAGCAAGGTACTGATAGTTCGCATTGTACAGAAATATCGTCTGCCCATTTGTCGGATTGCTCGGTAGTTCTGTAACAACCCCAATGCCACCTCCACCTCCTGCAACAGTTATGAACTCAAGCCCACTTGCATCTGGCTTAACGGCTACAACTTTAGTTGCATTTCCCGCATAGCTATCCGGTGTATCAATTAATTCCAGGAAGTCATGTTCATGGTTTGCTACAGCATAAACCCCATCATGCATATGGTCTGTGTTAGACTTCCCATCTAGTTTTCCATTAAGCTCCGTGATCATATTGTTAACTTCACTCGTAGAATAGCCGCCACTGCTTGAAGGTGCCACTGACAAAACATCTGATCCACTATACTGGGACATCCTCTCAACCTTCTGATTAAGCTTTATTTCATGTTCCAGCATCATGTTGTTAAGTTCCAAAGTATAGGACAATGAACCGGTGTCATCATCCTCGCTTACTGTGATTCCTCGGACTCTTAACACACCATCAAAACCTATGTCATCGGAGCCTTCCGGTGCAATTTTCCATCCGATCCAGTCGCCGATCAAGTAAGTTTCAAACGGCTTCATCCTGTTGCCTTGGTCGTCAAAGAACTTCGTAACCGTTCCTTGTATTCCCCAAGTCGGGTATGCAACCCTATTCAAATATGCCTGTCCGTACTCGCTAAGTCCGTCCTGAATGTTGCTGGCTGACAAATACCCTTCCCGCCTACCATAAGCAGTTTGGCTTGCAGAATGTGAAGCGATTGCTAAAAGCTTATCTCCACCTTCAACGAGCACTTCATTGACAAGCCCTGTCGCGTCACTCTGGTTTTGATGACTGATAATGGCTTGCCCCGGCCTGTATACCACCGTCTCATGCAGGTCCAACCCTCTGGTTTTGTAAATCTTGAGCACAAGCTCAGGTGTCATTTCAATTTCGAAGTACCCCAATCCTTCAGTAAACTTTGTCGCGACTTCCAGTAAAGGAGTACCGACATGGAATGACAGATTGATGCTCTCTTCGAACACATTTCCTAAGCTGTCTTTGTCATCCTCCCCAGTCCTACGGTTACCCCTAAAACGTCCGCCTCTTGCCTGCGCCTCCAGTATCATTGTCCTCAATACCTTGCTGGCAGTTCCGATAAACTGCCTGTCCAAAACAGGAGTACCCATTTCCTCCGGGTAAACAACGGCCCAGTTCAGCATAGAAAGGACTCCACGACCGCTGACTTCCAATACCTGCTGTTCACTTGAATCTACATAGTTTGGTTTTCTTGATTCGATGATCCACTTGAACAAAGGATTCCCATCAAGCTTAACAAGTACCAAATTGTCATCTGCAATATACTCTCTATTCCCACCGATGTCATCATATCTGCTTATGCTGAAGCTGCCGCTTCCTGGGTTGTTCTGTGCCATTTGGAACGCCTTGTTCCAAGCACCATCGAGCTGTTTCACGAGCACATTCGGGTTTGTCCTGTCGCAGATAAAAAGTTCAATGCCCACATCATCCGTAGGCAAACCCGCATACACTTCAAATCCTACCGTATTGCTATCTTGAAAAATAGGTGCCGTGAGCTGAACCTTAATAGGCCCCGTAACTGCTGAAAGCGGGAGCTGGAAGGTAATCTCTGTCCATGACCATTCAATCACATTGCATAGCATGTCATTGATGTAAACAAAACCGCCGTAGCTTCTTAAATACCTGTCAACATTACCGAGATCTATAGCCGTATGGGTGTAACCAAATCCACTGCCTGTTAGCGTAAGCACCGAACCAGCCTGGCCCCTGGTCACGGAAATCGAACTGACCCATGGAAACGGAGGATCATCCGTCACGTTTAGCTCGGTGTAGAGAGTACGGTTTGACCTTAGCTTTCCAAATGCTCTGTTAGCAGGAACATAAAGGGTTCTTCTTTCTCTCGGCTTGCCAAATCCCCTGTTTTCTTCAACATACAAGGTGCGTTTATCCCTTAGTTTTCCAAACTGCCTGTTTTCAACCATCGTAAAGAAGCGCGGCAAAGGGAATGGACCTCCCATTAGATTGAAGGTGTTTGGTAAGCTCCAGCCTGTGTCTATTCCAAGCGTTTCATTTATCGCCCTTGCTCTCCAGTATAGGAAACCATCATACACATCATATGGTTCAAAGGTTGTCATCTCGCCACAAGGCAGCGCCGATACCGTATTCGACCTATAGTTCATTCCACTGAACATCGTGGTTCTATCAATTTCAATCGTTAGGTTGGCTGACGCACCTAAAACAAGCTGCATCTCCATAGTGAGCAGCGATGGCGTAACCTCAATATCCGATGTGGCAAGTTCCTGTTTGATCCAAAGATACTTGCCTGTCATGTTGTCATTTTCCACTATTACAGGGCACTGGGCACCGTTCGTTGCAATAGTGTAAGAAGATGGAGGAGTTTCATCTGTAGTCATGGCGCAGCTGATTGTTACACTTGTTCCGGCTGGCATCTCACCAAGCGTCCACTGCAAGATTTCATCTCCATAGGCCCTGCCGCTTAAAGCTAAAGGGCCAACCACCCTGTTTCCACTACTATAAAAGTCAAAGCCGTAGGGAACACCTTCAAGCAGCTCCACTTCTGAAATAGACGTATCTGTGCCGCTCTGATTCGCTCCGATATTCAATCGATAGTAGTCATACAAAGCAGGAGATGAAATCGCAAACTGTTTGCGCTCATTCATACTCCATGAAGTCTGCCCAGTTTGCGTATCCAAAACGGTCCAATTTGCACCATCATTGCTGCCTTCAAAGGTCCAATCCTTCGGGCTGTCAATTAAGTATGAATCATTTCTCGCCCTTATCGAATACCCAGCAATAATCTTAGCTGAAGCCAAGGTTACAGTAAGGATACCGGATGTCGCAGCCACTCCCCATCTTGAGTTGCTGTCATTATCGAAGGCTCTCCAGCCTTCATAACCTGTTCCAAGATTTCCACCATCGCTAATAGCAACACCGTCTGTGGTTGCTGCGGTCATGAGCGGAATACAGTCAGTCCCGGGTGTGTAGCCTTCCGGAGTCGAGTTTGGATCTTTATCTAACTGTAGCCCCAAAAAGGTCAATACATTATTCACATAGTCTTCTCTGGTAACAACATGAGTAAATAAACCATCTTCATCGAAGTCTGCTTTCACAAGCTCTTCATAGGTGCGTACCCACTTAGCCGTAAGCGCCAAGCTGCTGGTTACTGATTCATTCTGAGGCGTAATTAACCTTATTCTATCCGGCATACTCTCGCCTCCTCACTACGCCCAACTTCCGATTGTAACCTCAAACCTTGGCGCTCGTGGTCCGAGCATCTGAGTTGGCGGCGGTATGGTGTTCTTAATGATAATGCTGCTGCTTGCACCTTGCGGGGCCAACGAAGTAATGGTAGCACCCGTGACCCATGTTGATCCTTCGTCCATGCTGAATGTAAAGTCTGTATCAATAAGAGTTAGGGTCAAGTTGTTTGCAATCTTTGTCGTGCTGCTATTGAAGAGCTTGATTCTATGGGTCACCGTCGTCCCCTCCGGTCTGTCACCAAAGTCAAGGTCACGAATAAACTCCGGATCTCCGAAAGCGTCATCATCCAAGAACAGGATGTCATCCGACACTTCTCCAGCGGCTTTTACACCATAAATATGAATAGCGTATATTCTTACATAGTTCTCGTCATTGTAATCTGTAGCACTATATCTTATTCGTATTACTTTTACTGCTTCTGAGAACATACATGGCTGAATGCTGTCTCTCCATTGGTCATCATCCATCATTACTGTTGGTATTGCACCATTGGGTAGTGTTGCATCTATCCAAGTGCCATCAAGACCATTCGTGCTATCTGCGCTTGCGGCAACTGTTATTACTTTTTGATGGACTTGATGTTGACCACATGTTATGCAAAAGTCCAAGCCCAGCAACCACATACTTCTCTGGAAGAAAAATCCACACAGTCTTTATCGCAGAGTGCCAGCCAGTGGCACTAATAACAACATTTACATTACCTGTCCCATTTAGTGCCGCCATCTGCTCTGTGGTCAAAGAAGTTGTAATATCATTTATATCATTTCCGTGGTAGACAGAACCTCCACCCACGTCATACTCAAACTTTCGTCCGGGTAAGGTTGGATATGGCATTTACTTCACCTCCTAATAAAAGGCAGGATAATACTCAAGTGAAATCCTGCCACCAATAGTATCTGTTTTTAGTTCCATGATATTATTCCCTGCTTCAAGGATCATCCAGTAAGAATCCCCTCCATGCCTGACAACAGAAATCATATTCGTGTTGCCTTGTAGGCAGGTGTAATATTTAGTATCTAAAACCACTGCTTCTCCAATTGCAATTGTTCCAAGGTACTGAATCCAAACACCGTTGTTCTGATTCTTGATGATCGGATTACTCAACGGTCCTTCCAAAGTAATAACCATTGCGGTTGCAGGTGCCGAGCCTTCATTGGCATGCGTCCATTCAAATGGATTTGAAGTAACCATCTTGACAGCAGTGCTCTTTACCATCCCATAAAAGAATGGATCGGCAAGTTCAAGATCCAAAGCAAACTTGGCGTATCCCGGGTTCTTCCTAACGAAATTTATCTCTGAGCAAAGCTCAGCTTGTGCCTCCCTGATTTCTCCATTTCTCATAGTCCGTCTAAGCGTATGAAGTCCTGGATTTCCAACCGCCTTCAAGAATGCATCTATATTTGCATCTAGGTCCGCTCTGCTCGTTCCATTTATCCACATGGACAGCACAACTTTTCTTCTGTCGAATCTTTTCTTAATCCATCTTTTACCGTGTTGAAACGGTACTTGAAGATCGTTCCCTCTATACTTGGGGATTCCAATTCCTTCAAGCACCTCTTCAATATCCCACTTTTCTTTTGAAGTTAAATCAGTTCCATTAAATATCCACTTTTCTTTTTTCATCCATGCACCTCCTACACCAAACCATACGAGTGCTTCAAGAGTGTTGACCTTATGCTATCTGAAGCCGGTTCTGGTTTAGGATTATTTATTGTAATGTCGTAGTTGTTTGTCACATTACCATTTTTAGCTCCTGTTTCAGCTGTCCTAGCCTGAGTTCCAACTCCAGCCTTCTTGAGAGCCTTTGCCATGAGCTCATCGAGCTTTTCTACCGGAACAACGGCCTCAGTACCGGCTTCTCCAACACCGATAACGCTTGGACTTGAGAAAATTCCACCTGTCGAGTACCAGTTGACTGAAAGCTTTGGCACTTGCGGCGGCATCAAACTGAAGCTTCCTGTAAGTTCAAAATGCGGCAGCTTAATCTGAGGTATCTTTATTTCAGGAAGTTTAATGTTCCTGAAGAAACCAACGATTGCATCAATCGCATTCTTCACTGTGTTTTTCGCCGCGTTGATTGGAGTTTCGATTGCCGTCTTGATGCCTTGCCAGATGCTTGAGGTAACTGATTGAACGGTATTCCATGCTCCACTGATGGTGTTCTTTACAAATCCGGTTTCTACCGAGATGATTCCTTTTATAAGGTTCAGTACTCCGCTTATTACGCTTTGGATTCCATTCCACAGGTTCTGAGTCAGATTCTTTACGCCTTCCCAAACGCCCTGCCAGTCTCCCTTTATAAGACTTGTCACAACCTGAATGATGTTTTTAATAACATTCAAGGTAGTCGTTACTACCGATGCGATCACATTGAAGGCTGCTGAAATGACAGCGACGATATCTGCTCCATACTTTTGCCAAATGGCACCTGCGACTTGCACAAAAGCCTGTATCAAGGCCTTTATCGCCTCAAATACACCAGCCATAATTGTCTTGATCTGATTCCACACAGTGATGACGCTATTTCTAAAGGTCTCATTATTCTTAAAGAGCAAAACAAATATAGCAATAAAGCCTGCTACTGCAGCAATGGCAATACCGACCGGTCCAGTAATTGCAGCGATTGCTGCGCCTACAACTCCGGATGCCCCACCTGCTGCTGCCATCGCACCGGAGACCGCCCCAAAAGCCGTGGTAATGGTTCCTATGACGGAAACCACCTTTCCTACGATCAGGAGAACAGGACCCACAGCGGCGGCCACAAGGGCGATTTTGACGATCATTTCCTGTTGTTCCTTGGAAAGTCCCTGGAACCGATCCATTAGCGGCTTGATGATAGAAATAAGCTTTTCAAGGATCGGAATGAGTATTTGTCCAAACTGAATCCCTATCTGCTGCGCCTGCTCCTTCATAATCCTCAGCTTGTTTGTTGGAGAGTCCATGGTTCTTGCCAGGTCACCCTGGGCATTCTTGGTTGCCTCCATGATAGCACCATAGCGGGCCTGCACCTTCTGCGCTTCGGTAAGCTGCTCACCCTGCTTAGCAATTCCATTTGCATATGCATAAGTCTTTATGGTGTTGTCATTGACAAGGATACCCAGAGCCTTCAAAGGCTCCGCCTCTCCAGAGATACCCGACTTTAATTTATCGAAGGCTTCTTCTGGTTTAAGGTTATAAAACGATGCCATGTCATAGGACAACTGTGTCAGCCCTTCTGACATTTTTAATGATTCATCAGATGTGAGACCCATGGAGGTGAGCATGGCATTGTAGGTAGCCATATTGTTTCTGACATTGTAGGCGTTTAATCCCAGTGCCTTGGAGGTTTCCTCGGACCACTTCCTTGCATCACCCGCCACAGCTCCCATCGCCACTTCGAAGAGGTTTTCCGATTCCACAGCATCCATAGCCATCTTGGTTGCCGCAGTTCCTATCCCAAGCAAAGGGAGTGTCACCGCAGTAGACAGGGTCTTTCCGGCCGAGGATATCTTGTCCCCCACTGCCTTCATTTTCTCTCCGGCTTTGTCCATGCTTTCAGAAAGCTTATACCAGGCTGAACTCTTAAGCTTCAGTTCTTCTGTTGTCGCTTTGAGTTCCTGCTGCATTTTGCCAAGCTCTGCGTTAGCGTAATTCAGCTTGATCTTAAGGTTCTCAGTGGCTTTGGCATCCGCGCCTTTTTTCTCAACGCTCTCCTGGTAGCTTTTTGTAAGGGCTGCGACCTTGTCCTTTTGCAGCTCCATCTGTCTGTTCAAGCTATCGGCCTTCAACTTGAGTCCATCTGTCGACTTTCCAAAATCCCCAAGCTTTGAACTGGCTGCTGCAAATTCACTCTGTACCACTTTCAGGCTTCTTTGGATTTTGCTTACACCTTCCTGGAATCCGCTGTCATCAAGCCCTACTCTGGCTACTACAGTATTGCTGCCGTTTGCCATTCATCTCACCTCCTCTAGAACAGAATATTATCAATGGTATCAAAGGAACTCTGCTCATCGATTCCGTTGACTGTCTTATAAACCTTAAATAGCGCCTGTAGCTTTTTCGGGGTGCTATTCCAGAACTGCTCCTCGCTCATTTGAAGAAGATTCGTTCCTAAATAGAAAAGCCACTCCCAGTCCCATGTATCAGAACCTAAGTGGCTTTTGCTTCCCCCGGCGCCTCTTCTGCCTCCGGCATTGCTTTGCTTAGTGCTTCGTTGATGGCTGTTCCGAGCCTTTCTAGATCACTTAAACCCAGCTGCTCACCGACGGTTTTTAATGTCATCTCCTCATTTTCGACCTTCACAGCGGCATAGATGAGCGCCCTGACCGCTTTTAGCTTCATCTTCTGCAAGTCATCAAAAGCGGTATTAAGATCCCCGTAGACTTCTTCCAGTTCGCAGAAGGTGTTCATGTCGAGCTTCAGTTCATATTCTTTGTTTCCAAGTTTGAATTTGATTCCCTTGTTCTTTAGTTCAGCTGCCTTCAAATATCATCACCCCTTACCTACACAGCAGGTTGTTGGCTCTGCCGGTACTGCTGTAAACCAACCTGCGATAATGGTCTGATCAATTCCCGTCTCATCCTCATCGGCAATAAAGCGGAAGTTCCCGTCAAAATCTCTTGAAAAGAAAGTTCCCTTGAGTTTTTGCACTTTTAGGCTGCGGCTTTTCTGCCTCGGTATCGTATTCATCTGTTGCCAGTTCGAATTTGCCCTTCAATAACCACACATATCGGTATTTGCCGTTGTGCTTCTTGGATTTAAACCCTAGTGCCAATGTTGGTGCGATATTCTCCTTGCTTTCAATGAGAACTCCCTTGACTACCTTCGCGCCCTGCAGGGTTGCCCTGCTTGTAAGTGACAGCTGATTGAGCTCGATTTCCACATCAACGCTATCGAAGGCTGCAATGATGTCTTCCACTGTATCGTCTGAATATATGTTTTCCGAATTCACCTTTGGCGAAAGCTTGGCACTGACTGCCCTTTCCAGCTTACTTGGTGCTGCATAGGTTGCGCCTGTCTCGTCATCGTCTGTGAGCAGCGCAATGTGTATGTCTCTTAATCCAATTTGTCTTGCCATTTAGTCGACCTCCTTTGATTCTAAATAATAAAATTTGAGCCCCTTATGATATAGGCCCGTATCCGCTTCGTAAAAATCCGCTTCATTTAGTCTTTGAAACCCTGCCGCAATAAGCAGCGATTTAATATTGCTTGTTAAAGCGGTGTAATCTGTTTTTGTCCAGATATCAACTTGAACATAGTGCCCTGTGAAGGCTTCTACATCTTCCTCAAATTCCTCACCGGACTGAAGATATTCATGGAAGGTAATGTAAGTTGCCTCTGCCCCAGAATACTTCTGAAACCCTACTGGAACGCCAAGAGGCTTTAATGTATCGATGACCAGTTTATTGATCAAGCTCACCAAGCCCCCTTTCCAGTTCCTCCTTGATTACCTCATTGATTTTCTTTTTGTTCTCAAGCACTGAATTCTCAGCCCAGTGCTGAGCAGGAATCTTTGATGTACCCCATTCTGTAAATTTCGAATAGAAGAACTCCGAATTATCTCCCTTGTTCGGCCCGATCTGTACATAATCCACACCATTTTCTTTTTCAATGTCTGATACTTGAATGTTGTCAGCCATGTGCTTTTTACTAAGCTCAGATCTTGGAGCCTTTTGCTCCATACTTGCCTTGACTAAGGCTCCGGCTTTATCTAGTGTCCTTCTTTTTAATTCTCTCGTTCCCTCGGCTTCCAAGCTTGTTAACTCTATCGATAAGCTCCTGCATTCCTTCAAGTTCGATCCTAGCCATCAGTCTCCACCTCCGAAGCTTGAATCTCTATATATCGATTCTTGTACTTGATGTTGTCGATGGCATTGATGTTGTAGCTTTTACCCTGGAACAGGATTTTCATGGTCTGATCAATCCCTTCCAAAAACCTGAAGGTAAACTTGACTGTATTTTCTGCTTGGACAGCTTTTTGCCGCAAAGTATTCTTTGCCATGAAGATTTGTAGCTGCAGCCCATACCGTTTTGTATTCCTGTGGAGCTTCACCTTCAAAGCCGTTTTCGTTTATCACTGGAGTAATTCTTTGAAAGGTGATTCGATGTCTCATCTCTCCGATGCTCATGCCTACCACCCCTCCCTGCGATAAGCGAAAAGTAAACGACGTCATTAGTTCTATCATCAACTTCATATCCATGGTCTCGCGCTGCTCGTATAGATTACCAATTGCATAGAGGACCGCTTGCTTCACTGTTTCTGGAACCTCAAGAAATTCTGAAACCGGAAAACGCAGGATGTCCTCGCAAAGCTCCTCTGCGGCATTGATACAGTCAGAGATGAGCGTATCGTCCTCATTACCATCGACTTTCAAATATAACTTTGCTTCTTCAAGTGTAACAATCAACACACCCACCTCCCCTCATTATTCAGTAGCCATAAGCCCTGCCGCTTTGAGTTTGGCAAGCAGAGCGTTAAAATCAACGACCAGTCCTGCAATTGTTGATGCAACGCTATCCGCCTGAAACGCGGTAGGTGTAAAATCAGAGGGCAGCCCGATAACTTGGCCACCCTCTGCAATCTCAAGTGTTCCACCAATGACGGTTTTCTCTCCGCCCTGTTCTGTATAATTCTTGACGTTACTCATACTTTTTCACCTACGCTTTCTGCTGAAGCACCTTGATGGCTTCAGGAAGGATCAGCTTTCCATCTACTCTCTGAGTTGCCTTGAATCCGACCTGGCCGGTAGCAGCAAAAAGCTCATTCAGCCTCTGGAAGGACCTACCCTGTCTGTCAGCTACCCAGTAGTATCCAAAGTCACCAAAAGCGATGGACTTTGCTCCGGCGGCAATTGTTGGAACATACACTGATGTCTTGACTGGTCTATTCAAGATAGTGTCCGGCTGCCCCGCCTGAATTGAAGGCTGCCAAATGTACTGTCCGTTTCCGTCCTTCAGCTTTCTAATTGCCTTGACAGTTGCATCGTTCATGACGAATATTGCATTCTTTCTGTAAGGCGATTTCAAGCTATAGAACAAATCCATAACCTCATCAATCGTGATGGCAGTCGCAGATGCTGCTGTGATGCCAAGCTGCGCACCGCCAGTGCCATTGAAGATTCCTGTAGGCTTACCAGTGCCATCCCCGATGAAGAACGATTCTTCTTCCTTTGCGCCAATTCTTCTAGCAAACTCCCTGGCGATATAGCTCTCCAAATTAAAAACACTATCATTAAGAAGTTCTTCCGAAACCTTAATCATAGTGGCTAATTTGTAGGCTCCGATTGAAACCTGCCCGAAAGCATCATCTGCTTCTGGGATTTGTCCTTCTTCATCTACCCATGATGCCGTTCCCTTGGATGCG